GATGCTCTACCACCAGCTGCCTATAGGGCATTATGTGAGTTAACAAATGTTGTAGCTGCTTAGTTTAAAATATTTCGAGTTTGTTGACTGCACTTTTCTTGACAAGTCCACATAGGTCACATCACAATAAGCAGCACATTCTCAGGACTTATTAATGTTTTAGCAAAACTTGAAGAGCTAGGCTGCAAGATGGACGGACTCACAAAGGTCAATAAACGCTGGACGGACATTGCAACGGGCAAGCATGAGCAGATTCCCGCAATCAAAATCATCATTGGATAGGAGGAAGCTTATTATGAACGATGAGAAACTTACGAAAGAGTACATGATAAGGAACTTCTGGAAGGAATACATTGAAGGTTCCGGTTGGGAGCCGGGCAGCGAGGATGAGGGCTCAATGAAAACCATCTGGGAAGATGTGCTTGACTCCCTTATTGAAGATGGCTACCTGCCTGATAAAGCTAAGAAGTGGGAATGCCCATACACAGAAAAAGGGAAGCTGAAAAAGAAGTTTGCTAAATATTTTTAAACAAAAAAGACACAGGGCCTTAAGGCTCTGTATCTCGTAGAGTCGCTGAGAAGCGGCTATTTTTTATGCCCGAAGGGAGGGGAGGCCGTTGAAGTGATGAAAAAGCTAGAAAAATATAAGCCTACGAAGTTCATGGCCGAGGACTCTGTTTATGATAAAGCGGCAGCAGATTATGCCGTTGGTTTTATAGAGTGCCTGCACCATACCAAAGGCACCTGGGCCGGTAAACCTTTCGAGCTTATAGACTGGCAGGAAAAGATTATACGCGACCTCTTTGGTACGCTTAAGCCAAATGGGTATAGGCAGTTTAACACGGCGTATATTGAGATAGCTAAAAAGAACGGGAAGTCTGAACTTGCTGCTGCTGTTGCACTTCTCCTGTGTTGTGGAGATGGGGAGCAAAGGGCAGAAGTTTATGGCTGCGCGGCAGACCGTGGCCAGGCTACTATCGTATTTGACGTGGCAGCCGACATGGTAAGAATGTGTCCTGCCTTAAATAAAAGGGTTAAGATACTGGCCTCTCAAAAGAGGCTTATTTATTTGCCCACTAAAAGCTTTTATCAGGTTCTTTCTGCTGAGGCTTACTCCAAGCATGGTTTTAATATTCATGGAGTTATCTTTGATGAGCTGCATACCCAGCCAAATAGAAAACTTTTTGATGTAATGACTAAAGGTTCAGGCGATGCCCGTATGCAGCCTTTGTACTTTCTTATTACTACAGCAGGAACGGATACCAATTCCATCTGTTATGAGACTCACCAGAAGGCTAAGGATATATTGGTGGGCCGCAAGCACGACAAGACTTTTTACCCTGTTATTTACGGTGCTAATGAAACAGACGATTGGACCAGCCCTGAAGTATGGAAAAAGGCAAATCCCTCTCTTGGTATAACCATTGGCATGGATAAGGTCATAGCAGCCTGTGAGTCAGCAAAAGAAAATCCGGGTGAAGAGAATTCCTTTAGACAGCTGAGGTTAGACCAATGGGTAAAGCAGTCCATTCGGTGGATGCCAATGGCAAAGTGGGATGCCTGTGCTTTCCCTGTAAATGCTAAAGACTTGGAAGGGAGAATGTGCTATGGCGGTCTGGACTTATCTTCTACCACAGATATAACGGCTTTTGTTCTCGTGTTTCCACCTGAGGACGAAGACGATAAATATATAATCCTGCCATATTTCTGGGTACCAGAGGAAACGCTAGACCTTAGGGTAAGACGTGACCACGTGCCTTATGACATCTGGCAGAAGCAGGGTTTCATTCAGACTACAGAAGGGAACGTGGTGCATTATGGCTACATAGAGCAGTTCATAGAAAAGTTGGGCGAGAAGTATAACATAAAGGAAATAGCCTTTGACCGTTGGGGTGCTGTGCAAATGACGCAGAACCTTGAGGGCATGGGTTTCACTGTTGTACCTTTTGGCCAGGGCTACAAAGATATGTCCCCACCGACCAAGGAACTAATGAAGCTGACGCTAGAGCAGAAACTTGCTCATGGCGGGCATCCTGTATTGCGTTGGATGATGGACAACATCTTCATTCGGACGGATCCTGCCGGCAACATCAAAGCTGATAAGGAAAAGTCCACGGAGAAAATAGACGGTGCCGTAGCTACTATCATGGCATTGGACAGAGCATTAAGAAATGATGGCGGAGGTGGTTCTATTTATGACGGAAGAGGACTTTTGGTATTGTGATATAAGATGCCTAAGGGTATAATAATAGCATAAAATACTTTTGGGGGGTGTTATTTTGAAAGGTAAAATTTCAAAAAAGACTTTTGTGAGTGTTTTGATGATACTGTGTTCCATGATTTTTAACACTTTTGCACTTGCTTATCCAGGAGAGATGAATAGTGCAATGAGACGATTAAATTATATGCAGGGAAGCTGGTACGATTTATCAGGGAGAGAGGCATATTTGTTTAGCAATGGAACTGTTAACGGGTATCAGATTAATAATTTGTATGATGTTGCAGGCGGTGGCGGAGACTTTGGGTGTAAATTGGGCGTCATTGTTAACGGAAACCAAGAAGCATGGCAATTGAGTTTCACAAATTTATCTGCTGGCCCAAGTGATTATCATCAATATATGACAATTGCTCAAAATGTTTATAGAAGATCTTCTAGTCCAAGGTATTATGAGTCAATAGGTGGAATATTTTTAGGAATGCCTTTGAACCAACTTCTTTCTTTGTATGGGAAACCTTCGCTTGCCAGAAACAATGGGCATGGTTTATTAAACCTTGGATATGCGAATCTGGGCTTAGAGATAGATGTTAGGCATAACATAGTTACCCAGATTACTATTTATCCTTTTGGGGATAGAGCATTTGATAGAAGTGGATTAAACGCTAATAATACTGCTTCAGAGTATGCTGATGCTTATGGTATGAATAGACAACCTGGAAATTATGCCACGGGAATTGGTTATAAAGAGTATATTTGGTTTAGAGAATCTCCCAAAAGCGTAACTTTAAGTTTATATTGGAATTAAAATTTGTTTCATCAAGCACTTATGCAAATAGCATAGGTGCTATTTTTATGCCCAAAATTAAGGAGGTGGTCGAGATTTTCAACTCAATAAGCAAAATTTTCAAATCAAGAGATAAACCAATGAACAGCTTGGGGAGATACTTCTTCTGGGGAAGTTCCTCAAGCGGCAAGATGGTGACGGAACGTTCTTCCATGCAGATGACGGCGGTATATTCCTGCGTCAGGATTCTGGCGGAGGCGGTGGCAGGCCTACCGCTTCACATGTATAAGTACAATGACAGCGGTGGCAAGGAAAAAGCGACGAGCCATCCGCTGTATTTTTTACTTCATGATGAGCCTAACCCGGAGATGACTTCCTTTGTTTTTAGGGAAACACTAATGACACATCTTTTACTGTGGGGTAATGCCTATGCCCAGATTATTCGTAACGGCAAAGGCGAAGTTGTGGCCCTGTACCCACTAATGCCTAACCGCATGACCGTGGATAGGGATTCACAAGGAAGGCTCTACTACCAATACTACCGTGGCCTGGACGAAGCGAAAATCAACAAAGAGAACATTGTGGTTTTATCGCCACAGGATGTTCTGCATATTCCGGGTTTAGGTTTTGACGGTATTATCGGCTATTCTCCTATAGCAATGGCCAAGAATGCTGTGGGAATGGCTATAGCCTGTGAGGAATACGGAGCCAAGTTCTTTGCTAATGGGGCAGCGCCAGGAGGTGTGTTAGAGCATCCGGGTATCGTAAAGGATCCGGAGCGGGTAAGGGAGAGCTGGAACTCCGTGTATCAGGGAACTGGCAACGCCCATAAGATAGCAGTCCTGGAAGAAGGCATGAAATATACACCGATTGGTATTTCGCCAGAACAGGCACAGTTTTTAGAAACAAGAAAATTTCAGATTAACGAGATAGCTCGAATTTTTAGGGTACCGCCTCATATGGTAGGAGACCTTGAGAAGTCGAGCTTTTCTAATATAGAACAGCAGTCCCTAGAATTTGTGAAATACACTTTAGAGCCGTGGCTCGTGCGTTGGGAGCAGGCAATGGTAAGAAGCCTCCTGTCTCGTGAAGCCAAAAAGGAATATTTCATAAAGTTCAACGTAGACGGTCTTTTGCGTGGCGATTACCAGAGCCGTATGAGCGGCTATGCCGTGGCTAGGCAAAACGGCTGGATGAGCGCCAATGATATCAGGGAGATGGAGAACCTAGACCAGATACCGGAAGAAGAAGGCGGTAATTTATACCTTGTGAATGGGAATATGGCCAAGCTTTCTGAGGCGGGACTTGCGTATGAAAAACAGAAAAAGGAGGGAACCAATGAAGAAGTTTTGGAAGTGGAAAAACAAAACAGTAACAAACAAAGAAAATGAGGAAGTTGAGGAAAGAACCTTGTTCTTAAACGGCACTATTGCCGAGACATCCTGGTTTGACGATGATGTGACGCCTAAAATCTTCAAAGATGAGCTTATGGCGGGTACTGGTGACATTACCATCTGGATTAATTCTCCCGGCGGTGACTGCGTGGCAGCAGCACAGATATACAACATGCTCATGGAATACAAAGGCAATGTGACGGTCAAAATTGACGGTATGGCTGCAAGCGCGGCCTCGGTTATTGCCATGGCGGGAACGAAGGTCCTTATGTCTCCCGTGTCCATGCTCATGATTCATAACCCGGCCACTCTTGCCTTTGGTGACAAGTCAGAATTTCAAAAGGCAATCGACATGCTCTCTGAAGTTAAGGAGAGCATTATTAATGCCTATGAGATTAAGACGGGCCTGCCAAGGGTAAAGCTTGCCCATCTTATGGATGACGAAAGCTGGATGAATGCCAATAAGGCATTGGAATTAGGATTTGCTGACGACATCATGAAGCGGGAAGACAAGGACGGAGTAGAGCAGCCGGAAGTATCCATGTTGTTTTCAAAGACTGTTGTGGTAAACAGCCTGAAAGATAAAATTACCAAAATGTGCCATATTGAGGCACCCGAACCAAAGGAACGCTCGGTAGATGACTGCCTGGCTGAACTTAATAAACTGAAACACCACATTTGAGGAGGAATAAAACTATGAATATTATTGAATTACGTGAGAAAAGAGCAAAGGCATGGGAAGCAACCAAGGCATTTTTGGAATCCCATAGAACAGAAAAAGGCACCCTTACTGCTGAGGATGATGCCACCTATGGACGTATGATGAAAGACATTGACGACTTGGGCAAGGAAATCCAGCGGATGGAAAGACAGGAAGCCTTAGATAAAGAAATGGCTAAACCCATTAACATTCCTATCACCGGCAAACCTGGACAGGGAGAGGAAGACGAAAAGGCGAAACCTGCCAGAGCCAGAAAAGACTATGCAAAAGATTTGTTAAAAGCTATGCGCACCAATTTTAAACAGGTAAGCAACCTCCTGCAGGAAGGCGTGGACGCAGACGGCGGTTACTTAGTCCCTGAGGAGTACGATAAGCGCATCATCGACATCTTAGATGAAGAAAACATCATGCGTAAACTGGGACATGGTCTTACCACCAGCGGTGAGCATAAGATTAACATCGCTGCTACTAAGCCTGCTGCTGCATGGATTGAAGAAGGCGGTTCCTTAACTTTTGGGGACGCTACCTTTAAACAGATTTTGCTGGATGCCCATAAGCTTCATGTAGCCATCAAGATCACCGAGGAATTGCTCTATGACAATGCCTTTAACCTTGACAGCTATATCATTACTGAATTTGGCAAGGCTCTGGCTAATGCGGAAGAAGACGCCTTCTTAAACGGAGATGGCACAGGAAAGCCTCTGGGTCTGTTCGCGGAAACAGGTGGTGGGGACGTGGCAGGTACTTTAACTGCGGCTATTAAGTCTGACGATATGCTTGACTTGGTATATGCCTTAAAGCGTCCTTACAGAAAATCTGCGTCCTTTATTTTGAACGATACTATCTTAGCAACCTTGCGTAAGCTAAAGGACAATAATGGCGCATATATGTGGCAGCCTTCCTACCAGGCAGGAGAGCCAGATAAAATTCTGGGGTATCCCATATATACGTCTGCCTTTGCTCCTGAGAAGGCCATTTCTTTCGGTGACTACAGCTATTACAACATCGGTGACAGAGGGACTCGTTCCATCTCTGAATTAAGGGAACTCTTTGCCGGTAATGGCATGATCGCCTATGTGGCTAAGGAACGGGTGGATGGCAAGCTGGTATTGCCGGAAGCCGTGAAGATTTTAAAGCTTAAGGCTGACGCTTAAGGAGGCATAGATGGATCTCTTGGTAACAGTAGCTGAAGCTAAGGAGTACATAAGGGTTGACGGGGATGGGGAGGACGGCCTCATCTCCTCCCTTATTCTTTTGGCTCAGCAGTATGTGAATAACGTTTTAAAGTGGGAAGTCACAAAAGAGACGATGGAGCCTTCCATAAGACTTGCCATTATCCTTGTGACGGAACATTTCTATGAGGAGCGCAGTGGTGAGGATATCCCGGATGCGGTGCTTACTCTCTTAAGGCCCTACAGGAAAGTCGGGTGGTAGTAATGAACCCAGGACAGTTAAACAGCAGGATTGAACTTAAGCACTTAGTAAAAGAGGACGATGAGTCAGGCGGCTACGAGGAAAAGTATGAGACATACGCCTCGGTCTGGGCCAAAGTAGTGAATAAGACAGCTAAGAAGGAATGGGAGGCAGAAGAAGAGGTTTCTTTTGCCGATTTTGAGATAACCATCCGGTTTAGGCGGGACACGCTATATACGGACCGGATTGTCTTTGGCGAGAGGATATTTGAACAGATAGCCCCGGCCATAGACATCATGGAAAAGCACAGGTATTTAAAAATCTTAGCGAGGGAGGCAGACAAGTGACCTATTCAGAAATAAAAATCGAAGGCTACGAAAGGACTCTGTCTTTCTTTCAGACGGCAAAGCTCAGATCTTCTGACAAGGTCATGGAGATCTGTAAAAGTGGCGCCCAGGAGGTAAGGACGCTAGGTAGGAAACGGGCACCTAAGGAGACGGGCAAACTCAGGAAGAGCATCCGTGTCAAAAAGTGCAAGACAGGCGATGGCTATATGGCCAAGGCTTATTCCTACATGGCTCATTTTCATGAGTACGGCACGAAGCGGGGCATCAAGGCTAAGAAGTTCATGGACAAAGCAAGGGAAGAAGTCCTGCCGAGAGTGCAGAAGGACCTTATCCAGGCCATTAAGGATGTGGTGGATGACAAATGAACCTGCAGGATATTAACACAACCTTGTTCGCAAGGTTAAAACTAATAAAGGCATGCCCTGTGTATGACAGCGTAATGCCCAACAAAAAAAGACCGTACATAGCATTGGGCGAAACCACAAGCCTGCCCTGGGACACCAAGACCAGCAAGGGATATGAAGTATCCTGCGAGGTGCTGGTTTATTCGGACTACAAAGGAGACAAGGAAGTAAACCTCATAGCGGATGAGCTGTACGAACTTTTTAAGGATAAGCTGGTTTTGCCGGAAGGCATGAAGGTAATAAAGCAAAGCATTGAGGAAGGCTCTGTAGATAGATTAGAAGACTACAGGGAGTGCGTTTTTAATATTAGACTATTAATTTTTAAGGAGGAATGACAATGAGCGGAACACCGGTAGATGGCGTAGATTTTTTGATTTCCGTGAACACGGGCACAGACACTGAACCCAGTTATCAGGTGCTGGGTGGACAGAGAAGCGCCACTTTTAAGAGACAGGCTGACGAGATAGATGCCAGCTCTAAAACAAGCGAGGGGTGGAAAGATACTATTCCTGGCCTGAGAAGCTGGGGTATTGAGGCAGATGCGTTAATCTTAGAAAATGATGCGGCCTATGCCAAGCTTGACGAATGCTATATGAACCGTACTTATGTAATGGTTAAGTATTCCAGAAAAGATGGTTCTGCCTGGTCGGGGAAGGCAACTATCACAGATTTAAGTGAATCTTCTCCCCATAATGATGTGGCGACCTATACTCTCACATTATCCGGCATAGGTAAGCCAACCAAGGAAACGGCATAGGAGGAAGGATTAGATGAAAACTATTTACATCACATTAGGCGGAGAGGAAAGGCCTCTCCGTTATGACATAAACGCAGTAACGGATATTGAGACTGTTTTCGGGGGCAGGAGCCTTTTGACCATGCTGGCAAATCCTGCCTTCTTCGGCTTTTCCCTGATCCGTGCCATGCTGTGGGGAGGTTTAAAGCATAGGATTAAGGGCCTTACCTTAGACCGGACAGGCCTTATGATGCAGGAATACATAGAAGGCGGTGGTTCTTTGCAGGAACTTTCCGTAAAGATTAACGAGGCATTGGTTGAGGCAGGTATTTTTAAGGAAGACAAGGACGAGGAGCCTAGTGAGGGAAACCCGCCCAGTCCTGCAGTGAATACAGAAAAGAAATAGAGCCGGCTGCCCTTGTGGAACTGGGGCTTAGGCCCTGGGAAATAGGAAAGTATACAGTCGCGGAATTAAGATGCGCCTTTAAGAAAAAAGCAGAGAAGCAGAAGTCTGAATACATCTTACAGGCTCAGATGCTTGTCGCTCTTATTAACGCCTGCGGTTGTAACTTAAAGAAGGCAGTTTCATTGCAGGACCTTATAGGCTTTGAGCCTGAAAAGGAGAAGCCAAAGAAAGAAAAGACGAAAGACGAACTGGAAGACGAATTGCATTTTCTGAAGACAAAACTCAAAGGAGGCGGGGCAGATGTCGGTAGCAAGTAAGACAATGACGGTATTCGTAAGGGCGAATATCCAGAACTTTGCATCCCAGATGGGAAACGTGGAAAAAACCCTTAAGAAAACACTGGGCAAGAACGGCTACGACATGAGCCGTAAATTTGCCGAGGGCTTAGGCATTGCTGCCGCAGCCTTAGGTGCTTTCGGCGTGGCAGCCGTTAAGATGTCTGCCGACTTTGCCGCTACGAAGAAGGCTTTTAATGTGCTCTTAGGCAGTTCAGATAAAGCCCAGAAGCACTTAGAAGACCTTACCAAGTTTGCGGCTCAGACTCCTTTTGAGCTGAAAGGCTTAACCGAGGCCAGTAAGAAAATGCTGGCTTTCAAGTTTGACGTGGAGGATGTAATACCTATTCTTTCTGCCGTAGGTGACGCGGCTGCCATGTTAGGCAGCGGGCAGGAAGGCATAGACGGAATGCTCATGGCCCTGTCACAGATGAAAGCCAAGGGCAGGGCTCAGGGCGAAGAAATGCTGCAGCTTGCTGAGCGCGGCGTCAATGCTTATCAGTATCTGGCGGATTACCTGGGGACAGACATACCGGGCGTCATGGATAAGATGCGTAAAGGAGCGGTGGACAGCACCACGGCTATCAACGCTGTGGTATTAGGTATGCAGAAAGATTTTAAAGGCGGGATGAAAGGCCTGTCTGAAGAGATAAACGGTATGCTGAGCAACATTAAAGACGGCACGGAAAGCGTCATGCGTGACATAGGAAAGTCTATTACCGAGGGACTCAATATAAAGGAACACCTGAAGGAAACCACGGAAATAATAAGCGGTTTTGCCGCAGCTGTTAAAAAGCTGGGGATAAGGGAAGCAATATTACAGATGGTGCCTCCTGAGGCCATAGTCCTTATCGGTTCTTTAGGAGCCGTTATTGTGACTATCGCGGTTCCGGCTTTGGTAGCAATGGCTGCGAAAGCTCTGGCAGCTGTTCTTGCCATAGGGGGCATATCTGCTCCCGTTATCTTAGCGGCAGCGGTTATTGGTGGGGCCTTTGCCCTTATCATGGCAACTACGGATGAGCTGGGTAATCTCTGGTTTAACACCTGGGAATGGATGAAATCTACTACGTCAACTTTTGTGGATGCCATAAGCCTGTCCATCTGGAACTTTGCCAAGGACATACTGGAATACCTAAAGCCCATAATGGAGTTCTTCGGTATGACGGATACCATAAAGAACTGGACGGCTGCCGTTTCACAGGGAGTTAAGTCAAGCTCCCAAAGCCTTAATCAGTCTGCGTTAAAGAATGCGGCAGATTCTATGGGTATGGATAAAGCCTGGGCAGACACGAAAGATAAGTTGTCCGGCTCCTTGGATAAGATAAAAAGCTTTAATGTGGGAAACAACCTGGACAGCACTTTTACAGGTCTTAAGGGTACGGGAGCAGACAATGAGCAAAAGGCTCTCACCAAAGGCATAGCGAAAGACGTGTCTAAGATTGCCACCACAACTAACAACGGTAAGATCGCAGTGGATAAGATGCGCGCCCTGCAGGGTAAGATTTCCTATTATGCCCAGGATGGCACGAACTGTATGAGAACCATTGGCATGGCTTTAGAGGGAACTCCCTTTGAAGGGGTAATAGATGTTGATGTGGCCCGCGCCATTGCTGAAAAGGAAGGACTCTGGCGGGACAGTTCCTATAAGGCTCAGGCCGGGGACATAGCCATAGTAAACGACGGCTGGCATGCCACTATGGTCACGGAAAATGGCGGGACCATTCAAAACGGCGAGTCGCATAACGGGGTATGGGAATCATCCCAAAGCCCTGAGGATATGTTTGGGGGAGTTACGGGGTATATTGCCACCAGCTCCTACTTTACCAGAGCAACGGAAAGCATAGACAACCTCAAGGCAAAAACCCTGGAATGGGCAGAGACGTTAAACCGCATAAATGACAGCGCTCAGGATTTGGCCCTGGACCTTACCAGTAGAAATAAGCTGTTAGGGCTTGAGGGAGTAAGAAAGGATTACCAGGAGCTGCTTTTAGAAACAGATAAATATGCTGTTGAGCTGGGAAGAAAATACCGGGATATGGCACTTAAATTTGCCAAGGCAAGCGTACCGGAACAGGGCGCTATGATGTCAGCCTGGACAGAAAACGGTATAGCCTTTGAGGAGACAGAAAAAGGCCAAGTAAGTTTCTCACAGCAGATAGCCAGTGAACTGGTCCTTATAGAGGCAGAAAAGCAGGAGAAGATTAAAAGCCTCAACATGGAAACTAAATTATTTGAGGATGACCTTGCCAAAGCAAGAAAGGAAACAGATCTTGCCATGATGCAGGAGGTGCTATCTTCTGAGCAGGCTCTTACGGAGCTTAGAAAAGAAAATGCCAGGAGCTTCATAGATCAGTATTACGATTTATGGAAAGAAGCACATACCACATTTTCCGATTCGTTTAAAAGCGGTGTCGGAGACGTGACAGATTCCTTTGCTGATTTCTTTAAGGGAGTAATTACCGGCTCATCCAGCCTCAAAGAGTCCTTTGCGGACCTTTTAAGTTCCTTTATTTCCATGGTGGCGGAGATGGTGGCTAAGTGGGCAGCGGCGAGGGTTACTATGGGACTGTTTCAGTCCATAATGCCCCAGAACAATTCTCTCCTTGGCAGCGTAATAAGCGTAAGTGGTGGAGGGCTTAACCTTACAGGCGGATTAGACAGCTATGTATCGGCGGGGCCTTCTATTTCTATTGGAGCCGCAGCAGGGGGAGGCGTAGTGAGCGGCCTTACTCTTGTAGGCGAAGAAGGACCTGAACTAGTGAAGTTTAATAGCCTTTCCAGGGTGTTTAATAACAAGGATACGAAAGCGATGATGGGAGGCAGCAGCGTCAATATGTACGTTTCTACTCCTGACGCAGAAAGCTTCAAACAGTCCAGGGCACAGATTAGCTCCAGCCTTGCTGGCATGGTAGCGCGGGGAAGGAGGAACACGTAATGGGAGCATTATTTCATGAGGTTCGCTTTCCCTTAAGCATTGGGGCAGGGTCCACCTTTGGACCAAGCTACAGCACGGATATAGTAACCATGCCAAACGGGGCAGAGCAGAGAAATGTTAACTGGACATATCCCAGATGCTCTGGCAGTGTTTCCTTAGGGGTTAAAGAAGAAGGGGAGTTTTATAAGCTACTGACCTTCTTCCACAATAGGTGTGGCAAGGCTTTCGGGTTCCGTTTTTATGATTATTTCGACCATGAAGGGGACAGAGAGTTTTTAGGCAGGGCGGACGGAGCCACAAGAACATTCCAGCTCAAGAAATTCTACATAGATGAGGAACTGTGGATTGCCAAGGAGAGGAAGATATTAAAGCCTATCCAAGGCAGCCTGCATATTTATTTGGTAGATATAGCCGAGGATGAAGAATTAACATGGCAGAGGGCTATGGAAATAAGGGAAAACAAGGAAGGCGAAGAACAGCAATTTACCTGGCTATGTGATTACACAACAGGCAAGATTACTTTTAACGAGGCACCGGCTGTTAATAAGCTTATTCTGGCATCCTTTGAGTTTGACGTGCCGGTTCGCTTTGACACTGACTCTATGACTGCTAATTGGGAACTGGTAAAAGCCGCAGGCTGGACAGATATACCCTTGATAGAATTGAAGTTTTAGAGGATAATAAGGACATAAGATATCTTTTTGAGGTGAATAAAAATGCTGAAAAAGGTAAAGTGTCCTCATTGCGGAACATTTGATGTGGCTGAGTATTTATATGGGATGCCTGCTTACACTAAAAAATTGGAACAGGATGTTAAGAACAAAAAAATAATTATAGGTGGCTGCCTTATTAACGAATGCGCTCCTAAGTATTATTGCAATCATTGTCGTAAAGAATTCGGCTTTGAACCAACTCTTTATTCTAAAAATGGAACGGAAGAAGATTATAGAGATATAGTGGATTCTATCTATTTTAAGTGTGGAGCATGTTATGGACCATCTGGTGAGGATGAGGAGCGCGTATTCATTAAAAAACAGAAAAACAAAGAAATTATAGTCGAAGCATATACTGAGGAAGAGCATGAAGCTTTTACGTATTCTATAACGGAAGGCATGTGGGGCGAACTTTTAGATGCACTCTATTGCCAATTGTTTTTAGCTGAATGGAGAAAGCACACCTTTGTTGATCATGAAATCCAGGATGGTTCAGAATGGGAGTTACGCATTACGCTTACGAATATGAGAAAGAGGATGTATAGTGGTTTGAATGCTTATCCTCCTCTATGGCAGGAACTTGAAAATATTTTCAAACCATTTTTACATAGAAAAAATTAAAGCAGTTATAAAACAAGCATTACGTCTTATATGGCGTAGTGCTTTTTTATTAGGAGGAAACATGAGTGTTTTAAGTATTTACGGCGGTGAGGTCACGGCAGGAGATAGTGACGGCGACCTTATTACCAATGAAAGGAAACTGGCATTGAAAGGAACCAGGGGAAACCCTGTAATTTTGAGCTATGCTTTGCGTACCATAGGGGCATCCAAACCTGCCTTGGTAGTAAAAGGAACCCTTGACGGTCCGCAGAAGGAATGGTTTTCTGTATCTTTGAACGGGGAAAGCTGGAGTGACAGATTTGATATCCCATATATAGCAGGAGGGAATGTGTTGTTTTTTTTGAAGTGCGATATTCCTGAGGATGCAGATTATGGGGACAACACAAGCAATTATTTAAACTTAGACTATTTTGGAGGTGTATAGCGTTGGCTTTACATTTTTATATGAACGGGACAGCAGGTTCTCAGGACGGGGAAGAAATCAGCAATGGCGATTTCACTAACCCCGTCCTTTTTGACGGGTTTTACCCGGCAGCAGGTGTTACTTTATACAAGAAAGTACCGGTCTATATACGGGCTGATGCCGGAGAGACCTATTACCTCGTGCAGGTTGAGATACGTGGTGATTCAGCACGTAAATTTTATTTTAAGGAATGTATCGGCACTAATGGCGGAGGAAATTATGGATCTGGTTCACGCATAACTTTTGGCGGTCAATATTTCTCGCCGGGAGCAGTTATTTTGGGCGTTGTGGGTGATACTAACGTAGAGCTGAATATCTTAGCTTCTGCTAGTGGAGACGAAAGTGATAGCCCGGACCTCACTACGAAAATTTACGCAAGGAGTTGTTATAATGGCGCATCTTAAACTTTATTTAGACGGTACCCCTGGAGGAACGGACGGAGAAGAAATAACAGATGCAACTACCTTAAAAGGTATAATGACAAATAGTCACGCAAGCTATAACAACACGGGTGGTGCAATCGTTCCTATCTGTTTTCGCTGCGAAGAAGGGTTCAAGGCTACAAATGTACAGATTGTGAAGATAAGTGATGTCTCTTATCTATCAATGGTCAAAAGCAGTGGCACATATAGTTCTGTCAGTGATTTAGAGACTTTTAAACAGCTCATGGCAGCTAATTATTTTATCCATAACAGTGTTTATTCAAGTACTTTTAGTCTGACTGTAGAAAATACTAATGTGATGATTGTTTTTTGCATTTCAGCCAAGGATACTGATTCTACGGGACTTACAGATGTTCTTTCTGTTTCATATGTGGAGGATGCGGTATCATGAATGAGACTATCAGCGTGGGCATTATTGTTAGTTTAAACGAAGCAGCAGAGGAAGAAGTGCATGGAAATATAAAGCGTGTATATAGCGTAAATCCTTTAACCATTAGAATGCTGCGAACATTAAATAAAGCCACGGATGGAGAAATAACCTGTGACATCAAGAGGACATATTCAGCAGGTGGCATGAAAGTTATCATGAAGAGGACAATAGATGTGGCTGCAGATAATGAGAAAAGCGGAGACCTAGAGCGTGTATATACTTCGGGTGGTATTCGTATTAAGGCGAATAGGCTTATAAATACTCCGGTAGATAATGAACCTAAGGGAGACTTTATTCGTATTGCTTTTGTGACCTTAGCTAAAATGGCAGAAGATCATACTATCATTCTTACCGTTGAGCAGCCTTATGGTATTCCTTGGATGCAGAGCGAAATTGTGCATAGCGCCTGGTGCTGGAAGATAACAAGAACAGATGGCACAATTCTTGGCTTTACTTCTCATGATGAAGATATAAATTTTAATGGGGTTGTGTATAAGGCATCTACTGGCTTTGCTCCAACGGCAGTTTCTACCTCAGGAGATATGGCCGTGGATAACCTTGATGCACAGGGAATGTTAAAAGGCGGTTCCTTAACGGTAGAGGACTTGCGAAAAGGATTGTATACCAATGCGGCTATTGAAGTGTTTCTTGTTAATTACCAGAACCTTAAAGATGAAGTGTTCTTAATGCGCAGAGGAACCTTAGGTGAAGTAACCTATGGGAAGAATGGGTTCACGGCTGAGATAAGGGGACTTATGGAGGCATACCAGCAACAGGCAGGTAAGGTTTACCAGAAGACTTGCAGGACATGCCTTGGCAGTAGTGAATGCGGGGTATATCTTCCAAATTGGACACATAGAGGAACCGTTACCGGTATTCAGGAGGACGGTTCCTTTGTTATAAATATTTGGCAGGCTGAAGATTTCTTTTCCTACGGGGTGATAACATGGCTATCTGGTAAGAATCAGGGTTCCAGGATGGAAGTGAAAAAGTATCATGCTAACGGCAAAACTGAATTGTTCCTGCCTATGGCCTATGCGGTTAACATAGGGGACACGTTTGAAATAGTTGCTGGGTGTGACGGAAACGCTACCACCTGCCGTAGCAGATTTAATAACTTAGTGAATTTTAGGGGCGAACCGTATATAATCGGCAATTCTTATGCGGCCAGTTATCCTGTGGCAAGTTCAGATAACATTGTCTCCGAGGGAGGGGACGTCAGAGTGGGCGCATATAAGTGGGGTGATTAAGCATGAAAAGAAGTGAAATAGTCCAGGCTGCAATTAGCTGGAAAGGTACAAAGTGGCAGCATCAGCAGGCTAAGAAAGGTGTGGCTTGTGATTGCGCAGGCCTAGCAAGAGGAGTATACGCAGAGGTTACTGGGACGCAGATTGAAATAATGGACTATCCTGCGACATGGCATCTTTTTAAACAGGAAGAGCGCTTATATGAATCCTGTAAGGAATTAATGGATGAAATCCCTTTGAAAGATATAAAGGCGGGAGATATCCTGCTATTTGCCTTTAGGCCACGTTTTGTATGTCATCATATTGGCATATATATTGGCAGGGACAGATTTATTCACAGTGACATGGAAGCCGGAAAGGTTATAGAAAGTAGCCTCGATGATTTCTGGAAACAAAGACTCAGATGCGCATTTAAATTTAGAGGGGTGGAAGATTAATGGCTACAGTTGCGGCATCATTATTTTTGGTAGCAAATCCCATGAGTTTATTCTCATCCTTTCTTTTAATGGCCGCAGCGAGTGTAGTAGATAGTTATTTAGTTGCTTCCTTAACGCCTGGCACTGAGGTTAGCGAAGGAAAGGTCAGTGATTTAACGATCCAGACCTGTACGGTAGGCAGTGCCATAAATAAAGGCTATGGAAAGGTGCGTATCACAGGAAATATTATCTGGGGCACTAAATTTACAGAGCATATTAAAAAGACAACTTCCTTCTCAGGGGGGAAAGGCGGTGGGGGAGCTAAAACTACTACCACGACCTATACATATTCTGCTTCTTTCGCTATAGCCTTAGCCAATGGCCCTATTGTGGGAGTAAGCGATGTGTGGGCAGATGGGAATTCTATTTCACTGTCTGATTTAGATTACAGGGTTTATACAGGAACAGAAACCCAGCTTCCGGATGAATTCATGGAGGCTATTGAAGGAGCAGGAAAAGTACCTGCTTACAGAGGACTTGCGTATATAGTATTTCGCAACATGGTGCTTACGGACTATGGCAACAGAATACCTACATTTAGCTTTGTTGTGGAATTTCCTAAGAATGATCTGAAAGAAATAGTGGAAGAAATAAGCGAAGAGGCAGGGCTTGTCCTGCAACAGGATATTAACGCTGATGCCTTAGCCGGACAAAGAGTTGAGGGCTTTTTGCGCAGTGGCAGTAAAACCTTTAGGGAACAGATGGAAGAACTGAGAGTTGTTCATATCTTTGAGGGGGCAGAGCGTTTTGGCAAGCTGGTTTTTGCTCCTAGGGATTTCTCTAGGGTACTAGCAGTAAGCTCAGGAGAAATTGGTGCCTATGAGAACAAAGGCACGGATGAACCTATTCAAGTATCCACTAAATATGATATGCAGCTGCCCAAGCGGCTTACTATTTCTTATTTGTCTAAAGACAACGATTACCAGTCCGGCAGCCAAACTGGATACCGTCAGCTCACAGGGGCTTTATCAGAGGAGAACGTTTCAACTTCTATTGTCATGACGGACAGCGCAGCAAAGTCGGTAGCAGAGATGCGGTTATATGAGCTGTGGATGGCAAGAACCAGTTATGAGTTCAAGCTTCCCATGAAATATGGTTATGTCCTGCCGGGAGATGTTTTGCAGCTATCCATGCCAAATGAAACAGGAACCCAGCTTGTGGTGGTAACAAAGTCAAACTTTGGCAGGCCGGGACTGAATGTTATTTCTGCTAACAATGTGAACGCGGCCAATTATTCATTGGTAACAAGACCGGTGGATGAAGTGCCTGAAACTATTGTAACCGTACCAAGTGAGGTATTTGCCTATATCTTAGACGTTCCTAAGGTTCCGCAGGATACCTCAAGCAGTGATGACTATGTCTACATAGCCATTGGGGCAAAGGACTTCTATGGGGCTAATGTATATCGGTCCTATGATGACGGAATAAGCTATGAGCACCAGCTGACTTTTACAGGGGCTGCGGTTTTTGGAGAAGCACTGACAGTTTTAGATGTAGCTAATCCATGCTACACGGATAACGGGCATACGGTTGATGTGAAATTAACTGCAGGTTCTCTGGAAAGCCATAGCTGGCAGGAAGTTTTAAACTATGCCAATGCAGCAGTTCTGGGAGAAGAAGTAGTTCAGTTTAAGAACGCGGAGCTTATAGCGGAAGATACTTATAGGCTAAGTGGTCTCTTAAGAGGCAGGAACGGTACAGAACACCAGGTGGGAAGTCACAAAGTAGGAGAGCGTTTCGTGCTCATAACAACTTCAGGAATATCTGCGTTCCCCGTGGCAAAGGAAGATTGGTATACCAATGTAAAGCTTAGGATTGGACCGAGAAACAGTTCAGTCTTAAATGATAATTATAAGGACTACGAATTTATTCCCCAGGCCGTGAATTATAAACCTTGGAGCGTGTGTTCTTTAAAGGTTAGTTGGCAGGAAGATAATTGCTTGGTCAGTTGGAAGCGAAGAACCAGAAAGAATGGCGCTTGGAAGGATTATGCTGATGTTCCTTTATCTGAAACCACAGAAGCCTATGAAGTAGAGATATTGGATAGCTCTGACGGGGTTCTTAGGACAGAAGGTATGGGTACGCCAAGCTTTCTTTACACAAAGGAAATGCAGGAGAAGGACAAAGATTTTTATAAGGCCAGGATTTATCAGATAAGCGATTCCCGTGGACGGGGCATTGGAAAGGATGTGATTCTATGAGTGCGACAACAAAAATAGGACTGGAATACCTAGAGGTAAACCAATCCCAGAAGGAAGTAACAGTAAACGAAGCTTTTAATAAACTGGATTTCTTTACAGGCCTTACGGTAGAAAGTATCCTGAGCAGTCCTCCTAGCAGTGCTAGTGAAGGGGCTGCTTTTTTAGTGGGAGAAAATGCAACAGGAGTGTGGCTGGGTAAGGAAGGAAACATTGCTCATTACCTTAATGGGGCCTATGAGTTTTATGTGCCTTTTACTGGCTTAAGAGTTTATGCGGCGGATACGGGCGTGGAGTACAGATATGTGCAAAGCTCCTGGGAACAGATTACGGTACCAAATATTCAAGTGGTTGATGCTCTTCCAACTACACCTTTAGCGGGGACGATTTATTTAGTGAAAGAGGACGCGGGATGATTACAGCTGGAGAGAAGAAGATAAATGCTATATGGTCAGGAGAAAAAGAAATAGCCAAGGTTTATGCTGGGGGCAATCTGGTGTGGAGCAAAAGTGCGGTGCCTGAGGTGAATTTATTTGATGGTGCCCTAAGTGACATATGGGCATATCTGCGTTATGCCAACATTGTCTATGCAACATCAACAAACGCCTCAAATCTTATGGCCAGATGCGCCATAGAGCCAAATACCAGTTATAAGGTTAGCCTGCTTATGGACACGCGGTTCAGGGTGTTTTCCTATAAAGGAGAACCGGCAAGCGGTACCACGATAGAAAATCCGGTTATTGATAGCTTAGATGATAACGGTTCAATATCCATAAATGCGGTGCGTACCATAGCCATAACTACAGGGGCAGAAGCCACAATGTTATATATTGGCTATTGGACTAGTACGGGAGCATTAAGTTCGGCAGCGGTAAGAAATAGCATCAAGGTTATAAAGGTGGGTGATTAGCTTGGAAGAGATATTGATTAATGTCCTAAGCGTAGCCATAGGTGGACTATTGACCTATATCGTAACAGAACTACGTGGGAGAAAGAGAAAGCAGGATGCCTTGAGGGCAGGGCTTCAAGCTCTCCTTAGGGATAGGATTATCCAGTCCTATAACCATTTTGTGAAAGAGAAAAAGTGGATACCAATATACGCAAAAGAGAGCCTTTTAGCTTCGTATGAAAGCTATGAGGCTCTTGGCGCAAACGGGGTTATTGATGATTTAATGGCGGAGATTAATGCTCTGCCAAACTACAAGGAGGATGTTACCGATGATAAAAAAGTGGATTAATAGATTGACAGATAAGGTGCTGGAATTCAAATTAACCCAGCCGGCGGTAAAGCTTGTCTGCAGTGTCATAGCCATCTATGCGCTGCTTATTTTTTTGTTCGTTTTGGGAGTTCTGTTTAACACTAAGGCCATAGGCAAGGTGGATTTAATTAGCATTATTGAGATGGTAAAGGTGCTCTTAGGGCCTGCTGCCATAGCGGCAGTTGGTTTTCTGGGTAAGGCATTCATTGATTCTGACGGGGACGGTATCCCGGACGCATTTGATGAAGCAGATAAAAATACAGTGAGGGAAACCAAACCGGGGGAGGGTGAGAAGGAATGCTAAAAGAGATTCAGTTTCAAAGACATAAGAGAAGAATGTATATGCTTGATACGGATTACCAGGAAATGGGAGACTACGAGTGCCGTGACGATTTCTGGCCGGGATATAACTCTAAAGGTCAGGAGCGGGAGAGCCTTCCTAACGGAACATATCATGGAATAACTGCCGAGGTGACCAATGGGAAGTATGGACCAGCCTATGGCAATTTTTATATCACCACAGGTGATGAGCGTGGCCGGGACATCCACGGAGGCGGTTCCAACAGCCCATGCCCATATGCTGACTACCAAGGGTGGTATAAGACCTTAGGCTGTCTAAGAATGCAGAACAAGGAAGGCGTGGAAATGTCCGAAGAGATTATAGCAAGCGTCAATGCCGGCATAGATGTTGTTTTGACAGTAGTTAACTAAGGAGGTATTTGAGTTGTGGAATCTATCAAAGAATATTTTAAAGAAAACCGTTATTTTTACATTGCTTTGCTTCTGTTGCTCATGGGGTTCATTGTTTGGTGCTATGTGTCAGGCCCAGGAACAGATAATCGTTCCGATAGCACAATGGACAGAATTGAAACAGAAGCTAAGTCAGCAGGAAGTGCTGTTAATGACGCTAGAGGAGAAGTTGAAAACGCTGAAGGCTCCATCAGAAGAGCTGAGGACGCAGTTGAATCTGGCCAAAGAGCAGCTGAAGAAGTCTCAGGCGGAATTAACGAATGCCAAGAACTCGCTAGTGAAAGCCGAAAGCTCAATACAGATATTGCAAGCCTCATTAGAGACATTGAGGCTGCAAATAGAAAAAGAACGCAGGATTCAAAAAAGAGTCCTGTGGCAAAATAGGCTATGGAGTTTGTTGGGTGGGTTGGGAATTGGGATGGTAATCAAATAAATAATTCGTATTTGGTTTTAGGTTTAGTTTAAATTATATTAACAGATAATAATACAAAACAATACCTATGTGCTATAATGGAACAAAACGTAAAAAAAGTTAAAAAAGGTGAGGAAATGAACGATAAAAATAAAAGTGATATAGATAAACATGATGAACCTAAAGATATTTCTATGTCTGATTTATTGAGGAATATGCTTCTTTTTGTGTTTGAGTTTATAGAAGATGATAACATATGGGCGTCACTTGGATGCAAAAACACAATAAAAAGATCGTTCTTATCAAGAATATTTGCAGGCAAAGAAACAAGAATAAAAGAAGAATTTGTTCTTCAAGAATTGTTTTGTTTAGGAACAGGTGCTTTAATTAGGGCACTATATCAAGTTTGGGAATTTTGGAGTGCAGAGAGTATGGTTTCTTTTATGATAAATGATACCTTTGAAAGCAACATCAAAAATCTTAAATTTATATTTAATTATGATTATGATGATTTTGCACAAAGAAGTATGGACTATTTTCATTCAACTGATGAAGGACAGGTTGGAGTAGGAAAGTCCAAAGGTGAACTGGTTTTTATGAACCATTATGAAAAACGTTTTGGCATAGCAGTACGTAAGAATGAGGATTACAACGTGTTTTCATTTTTGAGTTACAAAGTAGTGTTAGACATGTATTCGCTTTCAATTGATTATGTGCTACTTAGTGTTGCACCGAAAATTGAAAACATAAAATATGATATTGACCCATTTGGGCTTAATAATGGCGAAATAATTAAAAAAATTCAATAACTTATATAGCTGAAAGGACCTGAGATGATGGGTTTTTTAGAAAAAAAAGGAGTAACGCTACAGGAGTTATCAAAACGCTGGCAAGGTAAACGTTTCTGTGAATTACTGTATAAACATGTTTATGATACAACAACAGAAAAATTGGAAATTTCAATCCTTGGTACAATAGAAACTATGCCAGAAGGGTATGACGTATTGATGGATGAGTGGATGGATGGGTGGCGACATAGGAATAGTCAAAAACTCATTGCCTTATTGGATTGTGACTTATCCCAAGTGTTTAATGATACACTTGCAGAAGAACGTGTCTTTTTAGCTACAAAAAAAATTGATCAATATGATGATAATCTTTTGTTTGATATGTTTAATCTTGTGGTATTGGATTTAGCTTTATTTGCACATAGAAATGACTCCTTTAGACAAAGTATGGCTGCTAAACGTAACTTGGGGTGTTTGACTTTAGTTATTGCCGGATTAGGACTTTTAGCACTGACGATTTTTGCACTTTAATGTTTTAGTCAAATAGAATAGCACATCTTCGGATGCTGAAACCAGCAAGAAGTGAGAAATATTGAGCTTTTCATAATGACGACTATGCTTTGGAAATGAATCAATATGAAAAAGTGTATATTTCTTTAAATCTGATTTTCCTTAGGTATAAGTTATCCAACCACCTAAATTAAATGGCTCACAGGCCATTTAACGAGGTCAATTTTATAGCGAAAACCTGATTATAAGGCTATTTACGGTATTTCCCGTAGATGGTCTTATTTTTTTATTGAATGTCGTGACAGCGTTGAGTGCATGAAATAGGTGCTGGATATTGTGGAACAATTTATTTTAGAGGGTTCTACAAGGCTGGGTTTTTGGATATCGGTAGATGGATAAGAGGGGGTTGTTTTATTCGGCTGTAGTCAGAAGGAAACATATTCATCCTTCGGATTGGAGAAACTGCCATGCAGGTAATAAAAATGACAGCAGAACAGATAACGGCTGTACCACAAAAACACAAATATACAGAGGAAGAGTTGCAGCAGGAATATAAATACTTTTTAGCACAGCAAATGGCAAAAGCACTGCTCGCCAATGGGTTGCTTTCTGTGGATGAATTCAACAAAATAACCAAAAGAAACCGTCAAACTTTCTCTCCATATTTAGCTGAGATTATGCCATAAAAGACTTGATATATATCGATTAGTACGGGAATATGTCCATACCGAAAGGGAGGTGAGATGATGAAAAAGATAACTAAAATAGAAGAAAATAAAGCCTTGTTGGTTAAGAGAAAAGCCCGTGCTGCTGCCTATTGCAGAGTATCCACGGCAAGTGATGAACAGCTTATCAGTCTTGATACGCAGAAAGCACATTATGAGGATTACATCAAATCCAATAGCGAGTGGGAGTACGTAGGAATATTTTACGATGAAGGGATCACAGGCACAAAAAAGGAGTGTCGTGACGGTCTGAATTCACTGATAGATGCCTGCGAAAAAGGTCGTGTAGATTTGGTCATTACAAAGTCCATTAGCCGATTCAGCAGAAATACTACAGACTGCCTGGAACTGGTAAGAAAGTTGATTGGTCTGAAGATTACCGTGATTTTCGAAAAGGAAAATATTAACACGGACACGATGGAAAGTGAATTGATGCTTTCTATATTAAGCAGTCTTGCAGAAAGCGAATCAGTTTCCATTTCTGATAACAACAAATGGTCCATACAGAAACGATTCCAGAATGGCACCTACATTATTTCCTATCCGCCTTATGGCTATAAAAATGTAGACGGAGAAATGATTGTTGTGCCAGAGCAGGCAGATGTCGTAAAAAAGATATTTGAAGATACACTTGCAGGGAAAAGCACTAATGCCATTGCAAGGATACTAAATGATAATGGGGTAAAAAGTAAAAAAGGTGGTAACTGGACTCCAGGAGTCATCAATGCCATTATCCGTAATGAAAAGTTCACGGGTGATGTGATTTTCCAAAAAACCTACACGGACAGCCAGTTTGGCCGTCATGCAAATGATGGGGAATTGAATCAATATCTGTGTAAGAACCATCACGAGCCGATTATAAGACATGATATTTTTGATGCGGCAAATGACGTGCTAAATCAGCGTGGACGGGAAAAAGGCAATGGAGAGCGAACAGAACGCTATCAAAACCGCTATGGTTTCTCAGGCAGAATAAAGTGCGGAGAGTGCGGAGGAGTCTTTAAAAGAAGAATCCATTATAAGCCAAGCGGAAGTTACATTGCTTGGTGCTGCACTCATCATATAGAGGACAGGCACTTCTGTTCCATGAAGTATATTACGGATGATGGTATAAAGGCTGCTTTTCTTACTATGATGAATAAGCTAATATTTTCCTATCAGAGCATATTAAAGCCGCTGCTTTATAGTTTGCAGGGGTATGACGATAAGAACAGACTCCTCCAGATTCAGGAATATGAAACAAAGTTGGAAAAGAACATGGAGGAAAGGCAGGTGTTGACAAGTGTAATGGCAAGCGGTTTGTTAGAGCCTGCACTTTTCAGTAAGAAGATTACTGCCTTGACTTTGGAAGAAAAACGTTTGCAGGAAGAAAAAAAACAGATGATAAGCACAGTCAGTGGTGACAGGACAAAGATTGCAGCTTTGGAGAAAATCATAAAATTTGCATTCGGTAGCAATATGCTGACAGAATATTCGGATGAGATTTTTATTTCCCATGTGGAAGGCATTACCGTGCTTTCAAGGGAAGAAATCGTTTTTGAATTGAAGTGCGGACTGAAATTAAAGGAAAGGATAGCGAGATAATGGTGCATTTATCCTACGGATATAATATTGTAAATGGAAAGGCGATGATTGATGAAAAACAGGCAGAAACCGTCAGAAAGCTGTTTGATGGTTACATTGCAGGACTTAGTTTAAAACAAGCAGCAGAAAATGCAGGCCTTGAGATTTATCATGGCAGTGCAGGCAGAATGCTGAGAAATACGCACTATCTTGGAGATGAATATTATCCAGCCATTATCGACAGAGAGCGTTTTGACAAGGCAGAAGAAATCAGAATATCGAGGGCATCTTCCTTGGGCAGGGTTAGAGAACTGCAGGCTTTACAAAAGCCCATACCGGATACAAGGTTTACCATGCCATCTGTCGAGAGAAAATTTGCGGATCCATTTGAACAGGCAAAATATGCTTATAGCTTAATTGAAAGTGAGGTGGCGATAGTTGAATAAGAGTATCACAGTTATCCCGGCACGAAGACGTGTGGGAAACACAGTAAATAAAGAAGTAAAGCCGAAGCTCAGAGTCGCAGCGTACTGCCGT